CTGGACAGACCTATTAGAGGTTATTAACAAAAACTTTCAAGGAGAAAGAAGACAGAAACTTTTAGCAATGTATACAGACTTGGAAGATAGAATGTCATTACAACCAGCATCTAGTATCGATCATTATCATAATGCATTTGAAGGTGGGTATGTAGATCATGTTTTAAGAGTAATCAAGTGTGCTAAAAAGGTATATGCTCTTTGGACTGAAATGGAAGCAGATATGTCAGGGTATACAGAACAAGAATTAATCTTTGTAGCATTAAATCATGATATAGGTAAAATGGGATTTCCTGGAGAAGGTAATGAAACATATATTCCAAATGATTCAGAATGGCATAGAAAAAATATGGGGCGTATGTATAAGGTCAATCCTAACAATCAATTTACATTAGTAAATGATTTATCTATTTGGTTATTACAACATTATAAAATTGAAATTTCTTGGAATGAAATGTTAGGTATTAAACTAACAGATGGATTGTATGATGAAAATAATAAACCATATTTTATGTCCAGAACAGCTGATTCTAAATTAAAAACTAATTTAGGATTTGTAATGCATCAAGCAGATTTAATGGCAGCAAGAATAGAATATGAAATGTGGGCAAAGACAAATGTAAATACTAAACCTACTACAAGAGTAAACCAATCTTATGGTAAGAAAGCAAGATTAGAAAAATTAGGATCAATAGCAGGAAATAGTCAAGCAACTGCAACATTAAAAATGTTTGATGATTTATTTGGAGATAAAAAATGATAACAACAATTATTATATTATCGGTTGTATTATTAACATCATTACTTGTTAATATAAACCAATTAAGAAAACAAGAAGATCGAGCAGATTATATTGAAGAATTAGAAAGCTCTAATTTAAACTATTATAATTTCTTTGATTCATTAAGAACAAAAATAAACCAAGCCAACTCTGAAATAAGAAATGCAGATAGATTAGGAGCATTCGAAGCATCAGACGAAGTAGGCACATCCTTTAAGCTTATAAAAGAAGTTATGGATGACCTAAATCGCGGAGTTAACTAATGCAAGAAAAACCAGTATTTGATGAATCACTACATACACCAGAACCAGTTGCTTCAACCACGAAAATATTTGATGTAGATCAATTTTATATTTGGTTAGAAGAATATCAAGATTGGTTAGAATCAGAAGCATTATTGCCAGCAAAAGTTAGGAGAGGTAGAAAGCCAACTAAAAAAATGTATTTTACGATAATTAATGAAAAGGCAATCGTTGCATATAATTTAGAAACAAATCAATATAAACGTGATAAAGTATATCGCGAACATATAAATTTTGCGTTTAATAAACTTGTGGAAAATATGATCCATACATTTAAATTTTATTATTTCGATGTACCATACTCAGATGTAAAAGCAGAAGTAGTAGCATTCTTAAATGAGAAGATACATAAATTTACAGAAGGAAAAGGAAAGGCGTTTTCATATTTCAGTATTATTGCAAAAAATTATTTAATCATTGCAAATAATTCAAATTATGCTAAAATGAAACAAAAAGCCGAAATATCATCTATTGATGATCAACGTGATTTAGGCGGAGAAGCTTCATATTCTGATTATCAAGAAGTACTAAGAGATTTTACAGATCAATTTGTTAAATATTATGATGATAATCTAAATAAGCTTTTTACAAATAAACGTGACATTATAGTAGCAGATTCATTATTAGAGTTATTCCGTATTAGACAAAATATAGAAAACTTTAACAAAAAAGCTCTTTATATACTAATAAGAGAAAGAACAGGCCTTAAAACCCAAAATATTACTAAGGTTGTTAATAGACTTAAAAAAGATTTTGGGTCAATGTTTAAAGAATACCAAAGAACAGGCCATTTCCTAATACCAAAATCATAAGTCCTTATATTTATAATAAAGGGTTTAGACATGCACGAAAAATTTGAATTATTTAAAGGAACATCATTTTCAGATTTAATGAAAGATATCTATCAGAATTCTAAAAAGAAAGATAGACAGATAAATACATTAATACAAGAACTACAACCATTGATCAAGAATATAGGTGATGCAACTGTAATTGTACCGCTAATAAAAGAATACCTAGATGTATCAGTTAAGAATGATGAACATTTAGTTAAATTAGCTGCAGTAGTACAACGGTTAGTTGGATCTGGTACTAAAGATGGTGGAGATGAATATGGAATGACTGAAGCAGAAAAAGCACGTTTATTAGAAACAGCACAACAGGAATTAGATGCTATTCATAAAGAACAAGACGAAATTACCTTAGGGAGTGAATAATGGCTAAAATTTTAGAAGTAATAGATACCGTTAGTGCTTATATTTCTGAACCTAAAGATGAAGAAGGTGTAAGAATACCACTAGGGTCAGTAAAAGTCAGATCATCTGGTGGAAATAAGAATTCTAAAGATGAATGGGCAATACCATTAGGTCCAATCAAACGTATTCCATTAATAGGTGAACATGTTTTTACATTTAGAGGACCTTCATGGTCAGCCGATCCTGGAGATAATCCACAAAGAGCATATTACTTAACATCATGTAATGTACAAGATAATTTAAACTTAGGTATACTACCTCAAACATTTCTAAAAGGTAAAAACGCACCAGTTGGTATGTTAGGTGAATTTTTGAACTCATTAGGAAATCCACAAAAAGAAACCGCATTAGATCCGTTCATGGGAGAAACATTTCAAGAACGTGAAACAATAAAACCTGTACAGCCATATGAAGGAGATACTATTCTAGAAGGCCGTTGGGGACAAACAATAAGATTTGGTTCAACTGTAGAAGATAGCCAACATCCAGATGCATTAATAGGAAAGGATGTTTATGAGATAAAGGCTTGTGCAGATTGGGAAGGAGGCGTATTTGGAGCAGGCTCTCCAATTACTTTTATTACAAATGGCCACAAACCATTATTCGGTCCAAATAAATATACTAAAGAAAGCTTCAAAGATGATTTAGCTACAATATGTATGACCTCAGGACAAAAATTAAAAACATTTGAAACAGCTCAGCCAAATTTAGGAACAGGTGTTCCGAGGTCAAATAAAGCTGATAGTAGTCAAGTTGTTATCTCATCAGATAGATTAGTATTTAACGCCAAGAAAGAATATTTAATATTATCAGCAAAACGATCTGTACAAGTAGCTACCCCAGATTGGGCAGCCGACATGAATGAAGTATTAACAATAATGGATGAATTTTTAAAAATAATGCAAAAAATTACAGGAGGCCAATCTGCATATCCAACTACACCAGGTATCGGTAATGGACCTACATTAGCTAATCCAGAAGCCGGCGCCGTAGCCACATTGGCCAGCAGAATGGCCGCATTAAAACAATAGGAGAAAAAATATGGCATTGGTACCACCAAAATTAGAAAAGAATATCATAAAAGCTTTGAAGGCATCTAAAAAAGGAAAATCACAAGCACATTCAGAAGCTATTCTTGCAAAAGGATTAGCAATTGCAATAGATAAATATATTAAATCTGGTATTGTTAATACAGCTGTCGCAACAACAGGAGGAGCTGGTACAGGAATAGGAGCAATCTCGTAAAAAACCCACAACATTTAGTATACCTGGATATTTATATTAAATAACAATAGATAGGAGTATACTATGGACACAAAAAGTTTTGTAAAAATTTTACGTAAAGTAGTTCGAGAAGAAGTTCGGACTGCAGTTAAAGATATTTTAGGTGAACAAACAGTTTCACATAAAAAGGTTATCAACCATGGTCTATCATTACAATCAATGGTAGAACAACAAGAAAACCCTTATGAGATAAAAGCTCGTAAGAAAAGGAAGTTTTCTAAAAATAAAATGTTAGATGATATTTTAAATGAAACAGCTGCAACTGGTGATTTTGGAAATATGCATGAAGGTCCATTAGCAGGACAAGAAGATTGGACAACAAATGATGTATCCAATTTTTCATCTAGAATAGATACAATACCATCTGCAGATGTTAATGGTAATGTGGTAAACAAAGAATCATTACCAGACCATATAACATCAGCATTAACAAAAGATTATTCAGCAGTGATGAAAGCAATTGATAAAAAGAAAGGTGGTAGATAATGGCTCAAAAAGAGTATACATACCACCCATTAGACTTTAAACCTGATGTTGCAGTAGGAGTATTATTACCATTTAATGGAAATGCTCCAGGCCGTACATATAACCAGCATTATGCATCAGGGTCAATTGGTGGTGCATCTGTATTTGCTCAATCATATAGCACAGAAGAACAAGCAGTATCAAATTTAAAAAATTTATTGCTAACAAGGAAGGGTGAGAGATTCATGCAACCCGATTTTGGTACTCAGATAATTGATAGTTTATTTGAACATAGTACTGAGGATTTAGAAACATCAATTGAAGAAGGATTAAATGAAGACATTGCTCTTTGGTTACCTTATATTATTATTGATGATATTAATGTAGAACGTATGATTGATCAACATATATTAAACATTTCATTGCGATTTAGAGTAACTGAGAATGGAGCAAACCAAGTAATTAAAATATTGTTGGACGAAAATGGTGTTGAATTAAATACCAGTATATTGTAAAGGTAGAGTAATATGGCGGACTTAATAAAAAAAGATGTAAAATATTTAAATAAAGATTTTGCACAATTTCGAAGAAATTTAGTAAATTTCACAAAATCGTATTTTCCAAATACATATAACGATTTTAATGAATCATCCCCAGGAATGATGTTCCTTGAAATGTCTGCATATGTAGGAGACGTATTGTCATTTTACACAGATGCCCAGGCTAGAGAATCATTAGTAACAACTGCAGAAGAAAGATATAACTTATATCAACTATCTGCAATGAGTGGATTAAAACCAAAGACAGTAACACCTGCAATTGTTAAATTAGATACATACCAATTAGTACCAGCAATCGGTACAGGTACAAATGCAAAGCCAGATATGAGATATGCATTAACAGTAAAATCTAATGCAACAATATCTACTGATAATGAAGTAACATTTAGAACATTAGATTCTGTCGATTTTAAATTTACTAGTTCAGTAGATACAACATCTGTAACAGTTTATGAAATTGATGATACAGGTAATGTTACATATTATTTACTTAAAAAATCAGTAGATGCAGTATCAGGTAAACTGAAATCTATAGATTTCCCATTTGGAGATCCAAAAGTATACGATAAAATAGTACTACCGAAGGAAGATATAAATGTATTAGAAGTTGTTGAAATTAAAGATGAGAATAATAGAAAGTGGTATGAAGTAGATTATCTAGCACAAGATACTATAATGGACCCAATTAGAAACATTCCATTTAATGATCCTGACCTATCAACCCATGAAGGCACAGTACCGTATATACTAAAATTACAAAAAACGGCCCGTAGATATGTAACTAGATTAAGAGAAGATGATAGAACAGAAATTCAATTTGGTTCAGGAATAAGTTCAGATGCTGATGAAGAAATAATACCAAACCCAAAAAATGTAGGAATGGGATTAAACTATTTAAAAAGAACTATAGATTCTAGTTTAGATCCTACTAACTTTTTATATACAAGTACATATGGATTAGCACCAAGTGATGTAACGTTAACAGTAAAATATTCTGTAGGTGGTGGAGTAAAAGATAATGTAGCTGCAAATACTATTACAACTAAAGGGATAGTTGAATTTGAAGATGCAACCGAACCACTATCTGGTACAGTATTAAAACAAGCACAAGACTCTCTACAATTTAATAACCCACAACCAGCAACTGGTGGTAAAGCTGCAAACAACCTTGAAAATATACGACAAGAAGCAATGGCCAATTTTGCAGCACAAAATCGTTCAATTACTAAAGAAGATTATATTGTTAGATGTTATGCAATGCCAGCAAAATATGGTTCGGTTTCAAAAGCTTATATATTACAAGATAACCAAATAGATACATCCGATCCTTATAATCGTATACCTAATCCATTAGCATTAAACTTATATACATTATCATATGATTTTAATAAAAGCTTTATACCACCAAATTCAGCAATAAAAGAAAATTTAAGAACATATTTATCACAATTCAGAATGATGACAGATGCAGTAAATATTAAATCTGCATTTGTTGTTAATATAGGACTTGAATTTGAAATAATACCTAGGCCTAGTTATAATGCCAATGAAGTAATCTTAAGATGTATAGATTATATTAAAACTCGTTTTGATAATGATAAGATGAGTATAAACGAGCCTATTATGATATCAAATATATACTCAGAAATGGATAAAGTAGAAGGAGTACAATCAGTTGTAGACATAAAGGTTATAAATAAATATGATACAAACGAAGGATATTCAGGACATGTATATGATATAGACGCAGCAACTAAAAATGGAATAGTTTATCCATCATTAGATCCTTGTATATTTGAGATAAAATATCCTAATAAAGATATTAAAGGAAGAACCGTAACATTTTAGAGGAATAAGACATGTTTTATAACATATATACAGACCGAGATACTACATTACATGAAAAATACCCAACACAAAATACAGGTATTGATCAAATACTAACACTAGCAAAAATCGCGTCAGGATCATTATTAAATGGATTCTATCAATCAAATACATATAATACTCGTATATTATTAGATTTTGCATCACAACTAACCGAAATATCAAATTCCATAGTATCAGGAGAGATACCTGTGCCTGGAATAGCTGCTAATAGTAGCTCATATTTCTTAAACTTAAAATCCGCGGATGCATCTAGTTTACCAATATCATATTCAATAATAGCCTTTCCTGTATCCGAATCATGGGATAATGGAACTGGGTATTTTGATGATGTACCAATTGCAACAAAAGGAGCATCATGGAAGTATAAAAAAGGAAGTTTAGAATGGGCATCTGGTTCTCAAATTAATAAAGGAGGAGCGGGCGGAACAACAGAGGCTGGTGGAGCAACATGGTATACAGGTTCAATTGCAACAGCGTCATTTAATTACGAATCCCCAGATTTAAGAATGAATATTACTAGCATCGTTCAAGACTGGTTCAAGAATATTATTCCTAATAATGGATTAATTTTAAAACGTCCAACAATTGACGAACGAGATAGTACTGTATATGGTGTTTTAAATTTCTTTGGTATAGATACTCATACAATATATGCTCCAAGAATAGAAGTTGCATGGGATGATAGTAATTTTTCTGGAACAGGTTCATTTAATGAATTATCAGATGATAACATTACATTGTATTTTAAAAATTTAAAATCTGAATATAAAGAAAAGACACGAACTAAACTTAGAATTGTAGGACGTAAAACATATCCAACAAAAACATATTCAACAGCATCATTTTATAATAAGGTAGACCATTTACCAACATCATCTTATTATTCAATAAAAGATGCTTATACAGAAGAAACAATAATTCCATTTTCTAATGCATTTACTAAAATATCATGTGATACAAATGGTAATTATTTTAATGTAAGATTAAATACATTATTGCCAGAAAGGACGTATAGATTTGTAATAAAAACTGTACATGATGGAGGTGATAATACTAGATATCATGATAATGGATATTACTTTAAAGTGGTGAGATAATATGGGAAGAAAGGCGCATTTAAAAAGACAAAACTTACGTAATGTACAAGGGGTCCCTCAAGACCAATTGGATATAGCATTAGAACTACAAAAAGAAATTAATGGTCTGGATAGATTCGATGAAGATATTCCTAGAGCTAATAGCGTGGTTGATGTTTCAGAACCAACAGATAAACAAATTAAAGATGTAGAAGGTAAGGTAGATAGAAATCAATTTGGAACAATAGAGCTACCAGCTAAGTCTCCAAGAAAATTACTTGATATATCCTTAACTACAGAACGGGTACAGTTACAATCATTACGTAGAGTAGTTGATTTAGAGTTTGAACATTTTGCACTTAAAAGTAAATAGATATGTCATTAAAACAATATAAAAATAGTGCGGATATAATTACATCAAAGGCCTCAATAGAAGGATTTAGATGGAAGCCTGAAGACTATAGTTTATTACTTACTACCAAATCTCGTGCATATGAAGATCCAAAAGACCAAACAATTGATTATGCAGTTGAGATGCATGTATATACACCTGATGGTGATTGGCTTGCAGGAGATCATAGAATTGAAAGTGCAGAAATACCTGATGTTCCAGCAAGAAGAAGATTCTTACAATTAGATTTATTAAAAGAACTTGATGAGGTTGGTATTGAAAGAGGATCTTATAAAATAGTATTTAATTTTATTAAGAACCTATTAGGAAATACAGAAAATAGATCCATTTTTATTAAAGAAATATCTCCTAATAGAAAAGAGGTATGGTTAACATTAGCAGATGCATTATCAACAGAAATTGTACCTGATGATGATATACGAATAAATTTAGGTAATCAATATAACCAATTCAAACGATATACGAATAAGAAATATAATAAAGGATGTAGCAATCTTATTTTAAATTTAGGTAGTAATAATATATTCAAAATTGTTAATGCTCGTATAGGTGGTATAACATCAAATGAAGAACTTGGAGAATCAGTACTAGGTAAAGGCCAGAATATATACTTAAAATTATATGATGCACTACCAACTGATATTGTCGAAAAACAAAGAGCATGGATAGCCCAAGAAGATAAGCGACCACATATAGAATCAGTTAACGTTTATCCAGAAGTTGTAAAAGATAAATTTACTCCAATCAAAGGACCAAATTTTGAAATAGATCATAGCTATGCAATGAAAACCGAAACAGATTTTCAGACATGGAATGACCTACTTGATACAACAACATCAACAACTCAACAAATTGTAGATAGATATTTTAGTGGATCTTTATCTGGTATTAATCTTAATGTTGATTATAGTAAATTTGATAACTTTGTTAAATATAGTTCTGCAGAAGAACGATTAAAGAACTTTAAATATAAGTTACAGTTAATTGAGTATTATGATGAACAACTAGGAATACTAGCCGATGCATCAGGATCTGATACAGGTACATTGAAAGGCAATGAAGCAATTAACACTAAACGTAAAAATGAAGTTGTAGGTGGATTTGATGCATTTGAAAGATGGGCATATAATGAATCAACGGCTAGTTTATTTACACATGGTGTAACAGGCTCAACATTATATGCAGAAGATTATTCATTATCTCCATATCCTAAGTATATAGAAAATGGAGATTGGAAATTACATCATTCAACATCAAGTTATGGAGAATGTTGGTTAGATGGATTTATTGCATCAGGATCATTATATGATTTAGAAAACGAAGATTCATTAGTAAATACAGTACCAGAAAATATATCTCGTGATACAAATAATGACCAATATGTATTATTTGTAAATATGATAGGACACCATTATGATATTTTATATTCATATATAAATGAATTAACTAGATTTCATAGAACAGAAGAACATCCTAAATTAGGAGTACCTGGCGAATTATTATATGATGTTGCAAAATCAATGGGGTGGCATTTAGCTAATGGAAATCAAGCCGAATCATTATGGCAATATAAATTAGGTAAAACAGTTTCAGGATCATATCAGTCAACAGGTTCAATGTCAAGTAAGTCTTCTGAAGATATCTCTCATGAGATTTGGAGAAGGATTATTAATAACTTACCTTATATTCTAAAGACAAAAGGTACAAAAAGAAGTGTTCATGCATTAATGAATACATATGGTATTCCAAAAACATTATTATCTATACGTGAATACGGAGGACCAAAAGCTCCAGAGCAAGAACCAGATCTTATTGAAGATAAATTTAGTTACGCATTACAGATTAACCCAGGAGCTTTTATAAAAGTTTCAAATGATCGAACTACAGGAATATCAAGTGTACATGGTACAACAGCCGAATTACCAACACAGACATACCAATTAAGATTTAAACCAGGAATGACCTCGAGTATGCTTCTGATGACGAATGCATGGACAGGACCTGGTACTACAACTTTAGGAGCTACAAAATGGCAGATAGCATTACAACATACAGCATCATATTCAGGGTCGGGTAAATACGGTAGAGTACATTTTAGTTTAGGTAGTGGCACCACGGCCACCGACGGAGCATCAGCATCTAGTACAGCATGGGCCCCAATATACGACGGAGATTTTTGGAATTTACAAATAGGATATGGTGGTGCAATAACAAGTAATTCCACAGCAAATACAGATACCACATATACATTACAAGTACAAAGAGCAGCCGATTATATTAAAGGAAAGATAGTTCATTCAGCGAGTCTATCATTAACACCGACAACAACAAGTAGCTTTGCGAATTGGTATGGATCTTCAGATTATTGGATTGTACTAGGAGGAGCATCAGGTTCTAGCACCGGCCTTTCTGGTAATATTAATGCAGCACTTTCAGCATCATTTGGAGTTCCTACTACAAGTGGTAGTTCATTTGTAGTTACGAATAACTCACCAGGTAACCCAGGAACAATGCCAGGAGTATTTTCCGGATCATTACAAGAATACCGTGAATGGACGGAAGAAATAGATAAACCAACATTTGATGTACATACTCTTAATCCAACATCATATGTAGGTACATTATCTCCAACTTCTTCATATGATACATTAATAACACATTATCCATTAGGTTCTGATACAATTGCAGTTGACCATTCGGTAGTAGCTAATTATATAATATCATCGAGTAATCCAAATCAAAGTAGATCTGATGTTTCTCTTCCGTACGGAGATGGATATAATACATATGCAACAGCATCTGGATTTAATACTCCAACTAATACACAAAGGGGTAATTATCAAAGACTAGTAGAAACATATTATATAGATGCACCAAGTATTGGAGGAACAAATACTAATTCAATGAAGATCAGGATTGAAGATCAGAAATTAGTAGGAAATCTAGATCCTATGACAATGGCAGAAAGAAGTCGTTATGATTATGCATCATTAGATTCAAATCGATTAGGACTATTTTATTCTTCTGCAGACCAAGTAAATAAAGATATATATAATCAGATCGGAGCAGTTTCATTAGATAATTACTTCGGAAATCCAGCTGATGAATTTAATATTGAATATCCAGACCTAACAAGAATATCTCAACAGTATTGGAAAAAGTATACAAATAGAAATGATATTAATGCGTATATTAAAATATTTTCTTTATTTGATTTCTCTTTATTTACTCAAATAAAACAATTAATTCCTGCAAGGGCAGATGAAGCAATGGGATTATTAGTTGAACCCCATGTACTAGAAAGAGCAAAAGTACAACTTGCAGAACAGCCAATAAAAACTGAGCCTGCATGGGAACAACGAATAACATTAGCCACTTCAGATCTTAACGCAGAACGAGCTGATTACACAGCATCATTAAATGATCCACGTAATGTAACATCATCTTTATTACCATTAAATGCATTATTAGGAATAGAAAGAGTAGTAACAGCATCAGTACCAACTTATACAGCTTCAATTGATAATACAATGCATCCAGGAATAACAGGCTCAACTATATTCCAAATAGCTACAGGTTCATTACAAAAAGCTGATATAAAACTTGCAGAACCTGATATTTCATCATCAACATATATAATATCACATAAAGGTGCATCTAGGCAATTAGATACTATTTATTTATCATCAATTGGAGTAACATATTCATCATCAATTGTTCCATCAAATTATAAATTAGAAAGTTGGCACCATAAACAAACTGTTAGAGGTACTATATTTTCTGCAAGTAATAGAAGCATGGAAGCACCGGTGGTTGTAACAGAGTATCATCTAGGTACTGGAAATGGATCAAATTTAACAGATGTAACTTATGATAGAGGAGTTACTGCATCATCTGCATTTCAAGCAGTAATTTTAGAACAACGAAAATCTGATATATATAAAAGAAAAATATCTCATTATACTCCTAAGGACAAAGCTGCTCGTTTTTATAAATTAGATGCATGGCATGGAAATAAGTTACTTGATAGTACAACCAATTACGGGCATTCCGCAGGATATAAATCTGTAGCCGAAAATGGAACAATAACTACAAACGATCCTGCATCTTCGAGATTCGAAACAATAACTCATAATTATTGGACCGGCCAAGCGTTACAATTTGATTGTTTATCAGATCCACCTGATTATAGTAAAGGAGGCGAATATGTTTCTATCGATAGAGTGGATTGTTATGATACAGCAAAAAACCAAGCATCAAATTTCAGTGTCGCAATGTTGTTAAAGCCGGCATCTGGTTCTGGAAAAATTGCAACGGCTGTTGGAGGCCAGGGTAATAATGCACCAAATGGATTATGGATAGCTGGTGATGGAACATTGGTATTGAGAGACAAGCTTGGGGTGTACTATGGTAGTCTCGGATCAAATGTCGAAACACCAGGAACTGCAATGTGGGGTGCAGCCAATGCTGTTGGTAATGAAACATTCCATTGTGTATGGACATTTGAAGTGAGTGCATCACTCCAAGGTTATGCTAACAATGTAGGTACATTTAAAGCATATGTCAATGGAAAGTTGCAACATCAAAA